TTGGAATGTGTTTGATAGTAGAACATTAACTAAAATGAATTCTGTAAGGCCTGTCGGTAATAGTCATCATGCATTAGAGGATTGTATTAATCAAATAACACTATTACAAGGCACAATAAAGCGTTTAGATATTACAAAAATAGGTTAAAAATCTGCAATTAAATCGCCTTGTTTCCACATCTTTGTGTGCGCTAATTCTTCTCTGCAATTTAAACATACTGTTTTTAGCATTGGTGGATTTTGAATTGTAAAAATAGTTAACTGATCACTAAACACAGCAACAAATCCACATTTTTCACATACTTCTTTTTTGGTATAATTTGGAAATGTGTTTTTACGTTGTTTTCTGCGGTCCTTTGAACATGTACTGCATGACGAACGATAATGGGTTATATTATTTTTTTTATAGTTAATTGCAACCGGACGTCGTCCACATTTACATATTTCTCTTGATTTTTGTCCTGCACTAACTCGCGCCATTCTTAAAGGTACCTTTGTAAATACTATTTTATTTATTATATCCGCAATAGTTGTTGATTATTTAATATAATTCAGTTCTTGTAGTCCAACTAGTATCCAAAGGTATCCAAAGGTACTATTAAACATCGATTTATTGCTAAATCAAATAAATAGTTTTAATAATAATTTATAGATTAGGGAGTATCCAATGGCATTAGTTTCACCAGGTGTTGAAGTAACTATCGTAGACGAAAGCGCATATCCATCAGCGTCAACTGCAACAGTACCGTACATTTTAGTAGCAACTGCTGAGAATAAAATTAATGGAGCAGGCACTGGTTCTGCAACAGGAACTTTAGCAACAGCAGTAGGCAACACATATTTAATTTCAAGTCAGCGCGAATTAGTTAATACGTTCGGCAATCCGTTCTTTTACAAAACAGCAGGCGGCACGCCAATTCATGGTTATGAATTAAACGAGTACGGCTTACAAGCAGCCTATTCAGTGCTAGGTGCAAGTAACAGAGCATATGTTCAACGTGCTGATATTGATTTAGCACAACTAACTCCAACAACTGTACGACCAGCTGGCACTCCAGCAGACAGTACTTACTGGTTAGATACTGCAAATACACAATGGGGTATATTTGAATGGAATTCAACTACCGAAGCATTTACTAATAAAGTTCCAACTGCAATTACTTCAACTGCAAGTTTAACTGGCGCAGTAGCAAGTGGCACTCCACTTGCTAGTATCGGCGCAATAGGCGATTATGCAGTAGTTGTAATTAATGCAAGTAGTCCTGTGTACTATAAAAACCGTAACAATGTTTGGGTACTAGTTGGTGACAACAGTAATACAGCAGTAACTGCAGATTTAGATTGGTACGATAGTCATGCATGTGTAACAAGTTCGGCAGAAAGTACATTAACGATCGTAAATGGAAACACTATAGTTATTAATGGCACAACATGTACTGTGAGCGGAACTACACTAGCAGCAGTTGTTACTGCAATTACTGCAGGAGCTCCTACAGGCGTTACAGCAGCAGTTGTTAGTTCTAAATTAGAAATTTACGCTAGTCCAGATGCATCAACAACTGCAGTTACTGCAGGAGCGTTTATTATTGGCAGAGAATACGCAATTGCTACAGCAGGTTCTACAGACTTTACATTAATTGGCGCCAACAGCAATACAGTAGGCGAAACATTTATCGCTACTGGCGTTGGCATAGGAACAGGCACTGCTAAAGACAGAGTTATGGTTATTGTAGACAATACTGGTGCAAATATGGGCGGAACACATCCTACATTGACATTTAGACAAAGTTCACATACACAAAATCCAAGTTGGAGAGCAACAGACTTTGCAGTTGCAACAGTTGGACGTCCAACAGGTTCTATATGGATTAAAACAACAAATGTTAATTTAGGTGCTAATTTAGTAATTAAACAGTACAGCACAGCAACAGCGGCATGGGTTACACAAACAGCTCCATTGTACGAAGATGATGCAACTGCCAATAAGACATTAGATGCAACTGCCGGTGGCAGTACAATTGCAAAAGGCGCAACATACACCGCGTACGATGCAACAGATAACGACACTGCAACAACTAAAGTAATGGTACGCAGTGGAACAGGCGCTACAGAAATTACAGGTTCGTTGATAACACCAGCATTCGTAATTGGCGAAACATTTACAATTAGTGCTAGTGATAAAGGTGCAACGACAATGACAACACCTGTTACGGTAACAATGACAGGTATAACGGCAACAACGTTTGTAGCTGACTTAACTGCATTGGCTCCTGCTAACGTAACAGCAACTGTACTTACTACAGGCGCTATTAAAATTACACATACACAAGGCGGTGTAATTGAAGTTAAAGATACAAGTGGTACGCCAATTACAGATGCAGGAATTACAGCAGTATTAAGTAATGTTCGTGCAGGTAACGATACTAACTTAGTTCTTAGCAACTGGGAAGTTCTTGCTTCTAAAACAGGATTTAGTGCTAATAGTGTCGCTCCTGGCTTAGACCCAACAGAAGGTACTAAATGGTACTACAGTGCAATTGATGAATACGACTTAATGATTCATGATGGTGCTGGATGGAAGGGTTACCATAATGTAACAAATGATGTTCGTGGGTTTGATTTATCGAACACTAGTCCTAATGGACCAATTGTGTCTGTAACTGCACCTATACAACAAAGCGATGACAGTGCATTAGTGCATGGTGATATTTGGATTGATACAAGTGATTTAGAAAACTTCCCAATAATTCATAGATGGCAGACAGTTAATTCGGTAGCACAGTGGGTTAAATTAGACACAGCAGACCAATCAACCGAAAATGGTGTTTTATTTGCAGATGCGCGATGGGCAACTAACGGCACTACAGATCCAATTACAGACGAAATTCCAACTATTAAGAGTATGCTTACAAGTGATTACTTAGACTTAGATGCTCCAGAGAGTAGTTTATATCCAACAGGTACGATCCTTTGGAATACTAGACGTAGTGGATACACAGTTAAAGAATTTAAATTAAATTACTTTAATGCATTGTCATTTACTGGTGCGTTACCAACCGAAAAAGGTACATGGGTTAATGCTTCTGGTCTTAAAGACAATGGTGCGGCAAACATGGGTAGATTAGCACAGCGTGCTATTATTGTTAAAGCAATGAAAGCGGCAATCGATACTAATACAGATATTAGAGAAGAGCAACGTGTGTTCAATCTAATGGCATGTCCTGGATATCCTGAGTTAATGTCTAACATGGTTGCACTAAACAACGAACGTAATAATACTGCATTTATTGTTGGTGATTCTCCATTAAGATTACAAGAAAGCGGTACAGACATGCTTAACTGGGCAACTAATAACTCTGGTACTGGTTTAGCAACTAACGATGGATTAAATGTTAATGACAACTATTTAGGTGTGTTTTATCCAAGTGGTAAAACAACAGACTTAACAGGTACAGCAATTGTTGTTCCGCCAAGTCATGCAATGCTTAGAACTATTATTAGAAGTGATGACCAATCTTACCCTTGGTTAGCACCTGCTGGTACTAGACGTGGTAATATTGATAATATTAGTGCATTGGGTTACATAGATTCAGAAGGTGAATTTAAACAAACAGCAGTTAGACAAGGTTCAAGAGATACGTTGTACGAAAATAGAGTTAATCCATTAACTTTTATTCCTGGAACAGGCCTTGTTAACTACGGAAACAAAACAACTAAGTCTGGTTCAGCAATGGACAGAATTAATGTAGCGCGTTTAGTTGCATACATTAGAAGTCAAGTTGATTCAGTTGCCAAAATGTTCTTGTTTGAGCCAAATGACAAATTAACACGCGACGAACTTAAAGGTTCTATTGAAAAGATTATGAACGACCTTATTGCTAAGCGTGGTTTATATGATTACTTGGTAGTATGCGACGAAAGTAACAATACTCCTGGTAGAATTGATAGAAGTGAGTTATATGTTGATATTGCTATCGAGCCAGTTAAAGCAGTAGAGTTTATCTTCATTCCTGTTAGAATTAAAAACACAGGCGAGATCTCAGCCGGTAATTAATACATAACGTAGAACTTAATAAAAAAGCAGTCATAAAGACTGCTTTTTTAATGAGCGACATTTATCTTTACTCATTAAAAAAGGCAACTGCAATAGTTGCCTTTTTTATTGGTTAATTATATTACTTGTTAAAAAGTTTATATAAAATAGCCACGGCTACTAAGCCTACTAGTCCTTGTGCGCCAAGTTGCGCAACAATGCCGGTGATAGTACCAATGATGTCACCACCAATAAACGGTACTGTGCCACCAAAAATAACCTGTAATACAATTGCAAATGCAATTAGTGCCACGCCTGCTTCTGTGCCGGCTTTAATCCAGCTTACGATATCTTTTAACATATAATTTCTCCTTTGTTGTTAAAAATAGTTTTAAGTCATTGTAGACTATTGTTTTAAGTCACAATATTATGACTATTCGGCACAATCGCCGAATCTCGTTGTTTTATTTAGTTTTTATTTGAAAAATCTCCATTCTTTTGCGTTTTGGATGCATGGCAATTTTTACAAAGCGTTTGTAAGTTACTTGGGTGGTTAGTTGAATGGTGTATATCTTTCTTTGCATATTTGTCTGGGTCTGGAACTATATGATCCACATCGAGCAATTGCATACACAACACGTACTTATAATCATCGCGATAGTATCTGTATGGAACATAATCGTCTAACGGTGCAAACCCGCATTGTTCGCACTTTATCTTTTTGTAAATAGAGTATGGTCTGTCTGTTCTAGCAAACCCGCCCCAGTGTCTTAATTTGGATTGATGTTCCTCGCAAAAAGTTTGACTACCCGACCCTATACACATTGAAATATTGGATGTACATTTGTGAAATGCACATTCTTTTGTTTGTGTTGTTTTTTTTCTATCTGCATTTTCTACAAAATGGCTTGCATCTATTGCTTTGATTGCTATTAATTCTTTGTAACCATCACTCATATTAAGTTTAGTTATATAACTTATAACCTAAGTGGATTATTTTTGTGATTTTTTAAGATTGTTTTTTAGCATAAATAACAATAAGTACAATTTAAGGAGTAAAATATGTCAGTATCATCATTGACTAGAATGACAACACCATTGGCAACTGACCAATCAGGAACAAGCCAAGGCTTGTTAATGCCTAAGTTAAAGTATAGATTCCGTGTAGTTTTTGAAAACTTTGGAGTATCTACACCAAGAACTGAATTAACAAAACAAGTAATTGACTTTACTAGACCATCAGTAAGTTTTGATCCAATTGATATTGAGATTTATAACTCTCGTGTACGTTTAGCGGGTAAACATACTTGGGACGACATCAATGTTAATTTACGTGACGATGCAAGTGGCATGGTTTCTAAATTAGTAGGTGAACAACTACAGAAACAATTAGACTTTATGGAGCAGGCAAGTGCTGCATCAGGAGCTGACTACAAATTTACTACACGTGTAGAGATTCTAGATGGTGGTAATGGCGCACATGAGCCAAATGTATTGGAAACGTGGGAAGTATATGGATGTTATGTTTCAAACGTAAACTACGGCGATTTAAACTACGGTAGTTCAGAGCCAGTTACAGTTGCTATGACATTACGATTTGACAATGCAGTGCAAACTCCAATTGGTAGTGGTGTTGGCTCAGATGTAGGTAGAACAATCGGCGACAACGTTTCGTAATAAATTAAAATGGGATTTGGTAGTTTTTTAAAATCTTCACTAAAAGAACAACTGGGTAGTTGGGATGATTTTAGCGATGGATTTAAAGAAGGGTTTTTTGGAAATGATTATTTCCGTGACTATAAACACGGTAGCAAAACATTTGTTGCTGATGGTCACGCCCTTGCGCCCACTAACAAATTCCTATTTCATGTTTACTTTACGCTAAACACAGCAGAAATACCATCATTAAGTAGAGCAATGGGCGGAGCCGAAGGCGCTTCGCGTATTGGCATGCTTGTTAAGACTGTAAAACTTCCTACATTTAATTTTGAAATTGAGGAAATGAATCAGTACAATCGTAAGCGGTACATACAAAAGAAAATTAATTATAGACCAGTAAGTATTACATTCCATGATGACGGAAGTGATTCTGTACGTTCCATGTGGTACAACTACTATAATTATTATTACAAAGACCCAAGTTATGGCTACGATGGTCAAGGTTCAAATAATCCCGGATATAATGATCGTGACATATACAATAATTCTCGAATAGTTCATGATTGGGGATTTAGTGGTGAAGGACCAAACGGATACGATAAACCGGCATTTTTTAAAGATATTAAAATATACGGCTTGAACCGTGGGAATTTCACTTCGTATACTTTAATTAATCCAATTATTACTGATTGGGATCATGACCAATTTGACTATAGTGCTGGTTCTGAAGTAATGCAACACTCAATGTCTATTAGTTACGAAACTGTTAAGTACGGACGTGGGAAAGTAGGCTCGGAAGTTAAAGGATTTGGTGACTCGGCGGTTTATGATACTAGTCCTAGTCCATTGAGAGCGGGTTCAACTGCTTCGTTATTTGGTCGAGGTGGAATTTTAGATGCTGGTGGAAGTATATTAAATGATTTAGCATCTGGAAATATTTTAGGTGCTATTAGAACCGGCGGTTCTTTAAGAAACACACTCAAGGGAACAAATGTTAGTTCGTTAGTTGCATCTGAATTAGTATCGGGCGCAATTTCAACAGGATTAAATTACATTTCGAATAATAAGTCGAATAATAGTAGTGGATTTTCTATACCATCGTTAAGTTCTGGTATTAGTAGTGTTACTAGTAGTTTATTTTCTGGTAATATTTTTGGGTCAAGCAACATTAGTACACTGCCTAGTGTAACCAACACATTTGGTGGGGTTTCGAGTAGTACTAACCAATTAGCAGAAAAGTTCGCGCCAGGCACTGAGTTAAATACAAGTGATTTTGCGAGTATGTTTGCTACTATGCAAGCGACGCTTGCGCCAGGAATGAAAGTTATGGAAGCGCAAATGCCATTAATATCATCGGCATTGTCGACTGATGTATTGCCTAGTGTTTCTGCATTGCAAGATGCAATTCCAAGTGCAGACAGTTTTGCTAGTGCCAAAACTGCATTAACCAAAGCAAGCAACTCGTTTGCTCCTGTTGCACAAAGCATATCACAACAAATGAATACATTAGTTAATTCGAGCGAAATGAAACAACTTTCGTCCAACTTAAAAAATACTGCAGGAAATGTGTTTAGTAATGGGTCAAATATAAGTCAATGAATAGGCAATTAAAAACAGATACTTTTTATACAGACCGTGATGTAGGAATAAATTCTGATCATTATGATATAGTACTTGGATTCTTTAAAAAAGTAACTAGTACTGCTAGTACAGCCAAAGCATTAGCAACTGATCTATTTCGCGTAGCAAAGGCCACTAATGTTTCAGTATTAACGTTACTTGACGCAATGCAAGACAAAGATGAAATAGGTGTTTCCGAAGTAATGGCATTTTATCTTAATCAACTACGCTCGCAAAGTGCATTACTAGGTGTTGCTAATATTATTACACCCAATCATCAAGTTGCTAGAAATATACTAGGATAAGTTAAGTGGCTAGATTTTCACAAGGGCATTACAAACCGAAAAACCCAATTAAGTACGTAGGAAAAGGTTCTATAATTTATAGAAGTTCGTGGGAACTTGCATTTATGAACTTTTGTGATAACAACAATAATGTACTTGAATGGTCTAGTGAATCGATACGCATACCGTACAGAAACCCATTAACTGGAAAACATTCAACGTACGTTCCTGATTTTTTAGTTGTATATCAAAATAAACATGGAAAGCAAGTTGCTGAATTAATTGAGATTAAGCCAAAAAAACAAAGTATGCTTACTGAGAAGTTAAATAGCAATGAACGCGCAGTAGTAGCTGTTAACTATGCTAAATGGGAAGCGGCAATTGCTTGGGCAAAACGTAACCACATTATTTTTAGAGTAATAACGGAAGACCAAATCTTCAGAAAATAATATGACAAAAAAATTAGAAAGTTTGTTTGATTTACCCGAATCATCGAGTAGACCAAATGAGGAAAGAATAACAACAACCCCCGAAGAAATCACCGCGATAGTCGAAATGAGTAATCTAGAAAAGATTGAGAATGCATTAACAGCAGTTCGCGGATTGGAAGCAAGTGACGAGGAAATGGATTCACTTGCTAGACAAGCAGTTGAAAGTTATAAAGACTTAATGGACTTAGGTATGAACGTTGAACCAAGGCATGCTAGTGAGATATTTGGTGTTGCTGAGCGTATGCTTAACAGTGCCATCACAGCAAAGAATGCTAAGGTTAATAAGAAACTTAAAATGATTGATTTGCAACTCAAGAAAGCAAAGTTGGATTTGGATAATCCAGATGGCGACAATGGGACTGTATCTAACAGTTCATTACTAGACAGAAATGAATTACTAGACAGACTTATCAAAGGAACTGATGAATCTATTTCCGATGCAGAAGAAACGGGCAAATAGTATAAATACAGATAACATTTAATTACATACGGTAGGAAATTAGTATGAGAACATTACGAGATTATTTAATAGAGTCATCGCGACAATACGAGTACCGTATTAAGATTGCTGGTGAATTAACACAAGAACAGATCGAAAAGATGGAACAAGGATTTGCGGCGTTTGATATGGTTAGTTTATCTGAACCAAAAAGAACACCAATTGAGCAGAATCCATTAGGTTTCGAAGGCATTAAGAACAAAGAAGTCAACATTTTAGATGCGAAATTCAATTACCCCGCAAGTACGGAGCAATTTGTACAAATTTGCAAAG